AGGTCTCCGTGAATTGTAACAAGTGCGGCATCCACATCTCTAGCAACAGCATCAGTGTTTGATGACTTTTGTGTATCAAGCTGTATGCTTCCTGTTGCCAAACTTTCAGCGGCATTGTCTCTGCTTGGACCGATAACACCCACATCGTTGTTTGCAAACGCACTCAATGAAGCCATACCAGCTGCTGAATAATCGTTATTACTCATTGATGATGTAAAATTAACGCCGTAATCACCAGCTCCATCATCATCAGTTGATGTCACGTTGAACGAATCACGAACCGTTGCACCAGCCGCATCTCCGTCAAAATTAATCCAAACCTTCGCCGCACTCTGATTAGTCAGCGTGACTGCACCGCCCGATGTGTTCTGGACTGTATCTGCTTTTAATGTACTCATAGTGTCACCAATGTTCCACCGCTATCTACGGTCAATGTTACACCAGATGCTATGGTAAGCGGTCCAGTTACGTTAGCATTCTCAGTTCCAACAATGGTAATGTCCGAACTCAACGTCTGTGCATTGATACGGAACATGCCATTATTCTTGAAGTTGCCTTTAAATTCATCAGGGGGAGTGACTGTACCGACTGGCAAATCAAGGAAATTCACAAAGATGTTTGCAGTGCCGCTAGAAGGGGCAGCAGTAAAAGTCAGAGTAACACCATCTGGCACAGTGTAGGAACTGGCAGCATCTTGGACAACACCATCAACCGACACAATAATGCTTTGCTTCGTAGCAACTGTGCGGTTCAGGGTAAAGGTAGTTGTTGTGCCGTCACCATTAAACTGTTGTACTGCTGGTGTAGCAAGATACGAAGCTGCAGGTACGTTACCTTGATAGGCCATGCCCTACTCCTTATGTAATGTCAAGATGGCTAAGAACAACGTCAGCAGATGATGCCGTATCCGATGTGACTTTGATTGCATCACCCGGCTCTAGGACAACCTTCTGGTCACCACCAACCACAACTAAAGAACCACCAACTGGCACTGGAGCATCTTTAACAAGGTAAACACTGTCTTCTGCACCACTTGTACGACCTGAAGCATCAAGCTGTACGTCTACGGTGATTTGACTTGTTACGATGTTAGCAATGCTCAGACCAATGATGGTGGTTTCGGTTGATGCACCACAAGTTAGAATAGTCGCTGGGGACGTTCCAACTGCTGTGTCTGTTTCTGATAGGAAAGCGTTTGCCATTTCTTTACTCCAAATTTAGTATAATTATACCATACATACAATTAATTGTCAAGCGTTATTTAACCTAATGCGATAGCAAATGCTAGTGCTGATGGGTCTGTTTCTGTTACAGTTACATCTTGAAATGATAATGTACCAGAGCCGTTGGTTGTAAGCACCTGATTGGCTGAACCATCCGAAGATGGATACACCAGACCTTGAATAGTAACATTGCTGTCCACTACAATGCGGTCATTGTTAGCGGATTGCAGTTTCAGGCTACCTGTACCAGCATCGTTGATACGGCTGTTAGCCCCATCGTGGTAAATCTCAAGGTCATCGCTTGTACCCAACCTAATCTTATTGTTGTCGCCCATGTCAAGGTCGTCATTAAGATTGAGTGTACCCTCTAGTGTAGAAGTGCTTGATACGTCTAGTGTAGTAAATTGCGCACTGTTACGTACACTAGCACCAATAGCAGTACCGTCAATGTTACCCCCACTGATGGTTACGCTACCACTATCTTGAGTAGAGATTGTACCCAAGCCAAGTGATGCACGAGCAATACCACCAGATTCTGTTACAAAGTTAGTGCCATCACCTACAATGATGTTGCCATCTGTTGGTGTAAGACCTGCGATATCCGCAAGTTGTGCATCGTAGGCTTGGACATCAGTGCCAATAACAAGACCAAGTGTAGTGCGCTGTGCGCTGGCATCAGCGTCATCCAGTAATGCTTTACCTGCTGCTGTAAGGTCATAAGTTGCAGCAGTACCACTACCAGTAAACTGAATACCTTTGTCAGCAGCAGATGTTAAACCAGCAAGTGCTTGTAGTTCTGCATCCAAACGAGCATTAGCAACTGTGCCAGTTAACTGTGATGCGTCAATGCTCTTGTTTGTTAGTGTCTGTGTGCCAGTCAGTGTAACAACGGTACTGTCAATATCTAAAGTTACATCACCCGTAGTACCGCCACCTGTTAAACCTGTACCTGCAGTAACTGCTGTAATGTCACCTACTGGTACAGCAGCAACTTGCGTATCTACATAACTCTTAATAGCTTTTGCAGAAGCAAGCGTAGTGTCTGTAGCAGCAACAGATGTTAGGTCAGTGTCAAGTACACCTGACTTTAAATTATCAACTTCAAGATTGGAAATAGTATTGTTATCAGCATCTATTGTTTTATTAGTCAGTGTATCAGTAGTATCACGACCAACAAGAGTAGTTGTTGCAGTTGGAAATGTTACAGTACCTGTGTTGCTGATTGTAGCAATAATAGGAGTGGTAAGAGTTTTGTTTGTGAGAGTTTGTGTGCCAGTAAGCGTGGCTACTGTGCTATCAATAGCAAAGGTTACAGTGTTGCCTGAACCTGCTGTGTCAATACCAGTACCGCCTGTCAGTGTAAGTGTTTCACTGTCTAGGTCAATGTTAAGTGCGCCACCTGTATCTGCTTGAAAGTCTAGGTCTTGTGCAGTTACCTGTGCATCTACGTATGCTTTAATAGACTGCTGTGTTGCAAGAGCAGTAGCACTGTCAGAAGACATGGTATCTTCATCAAGGATATCAGTAACAGTTGTAGTAGGCATTGCAATGCTGTCTACATAGGCAACACCATCAATGTACAAATCTTTGAACTCAGCACCAGATGCACCAAGGTCAATGTCGTTATCCGTTACAGGAACAACAGCACCATCTTGTACACGAAGTTGTTCTACAGATGAACTTGATACATCTACAAAGAAACCAACACGATTGTTGGTATCATCTACAACTACTTTATTAATTGGTGTAGCAACTCCGGGGTCACCAATCAAACCAATGACTGGACCTTCCGCTGCTGTACCATCATGTTTGTGACCTGTCGTATTACTAAATACGTTGACAAGCTGGTCAAATTCATCATTACTGTCGGCTGCATTAATAATGTCGCCATCAGTATACGAAGATTGTCTAGTATATCCAGCCATTAGCGTCTTGCTCCTGCGTCAAATTCTAACTGAAATCCTTTAAGTGAGTACGGTGCTGACGTTCCTCTGTCGTTCACTCGTAGGGCTACTGCAAATCCACTACCCTCAATGGGCTGTCTAAAGAGTGGGTTTGACTGACCACCGTATGTTGCAGTACCATAAGATGATGTTCCATAAATAGCAACAACCGTTGCGGTATCAAATGGATATGCAGCTGGTCTTGCTACATTAGGTGATTCATAATCGTATCGTACAAACAAATCAGCATTCACTGATGCTTCTGGTGCGTAGTTAATAATGATACGCTGAAATGTTTTGCGAATACCTGCATCACCCATTGACAAATCTGGTGAGCGATACTTACCTGTAATCACGTTACCATCAAAGTCATTGCCTTGTTCTTGCTGATAAACATATCCATCATACTCACCATGCAGAACAATGCTTTCACCATTACTAATAGCAAAGTCTGTACAGCTAGGACGAATACCACGAGTATCAGCAAACTCGTATGTGTCACCTTTTCTTACGCAGATAACACCAGTTGTATTGCCTCGTGTTACATTAGAATTAGAAAAGAAAATGCGATACTGTGTTTTGTTTGGAATGATTACACTGTCAAACTCATCAACGTCAGACAGATTAGCAAACCGTCTTTGAATTGCACGACTTATTGTACCAAGTTCAACGTCATCAATTCGTTCAGTACCAGCAATTGTACGCAGTCCGTCTGGACCAAGAAACACAATGTCACCAGCAAATTCTTGAATAGTGAAACCGTTAAGGCATCCAATTTCACGTGTTACTGGTTGTAATACAAAGTCAGCAGATGTGTTGCCTACTAACTTAAAGATACGTGCTTCACAGAATATGTACAGTTGGTCACGGAAAGGTACAAGACCAGTGATTGGACTATCTACCGCAATGCTACCTGCACCATTTGCTACACTAAAGTCATCGTCTGTGTATGGTGCAGTAAATACAAGTTCCTGTGAAGAAGCAGACATACCTGCAAAGAACAATGCATTTTTATATCCAACTACAATACTTGGGTCAGCAGGTGCGCCTGTGCCATTTAAGTCTGTTACAGTAGAACCATCATACTTACTAGCGTAGTTTGCACCATCTGCCCATACAATGTAATCTGTGCCACCTAAATTATAGTTAAAGTGCCTGTACTTACCAGCACCTGTTCTGCCACTATCAATGCTAGTCCATGAACCTGAACCAGAAGAACCTTTGTAAACACTTTCACCTCTAGCAGCAATAACGTCACCATTATAATAGGCGCACATTAATACTTTTTCTGTATCACTAGCAGTGTAAGGAACTTCGTTAGTATTCCATTTGCTATAGCCAGATATCCGTCTGTAACCACCACGAATGTCAGGCTCAAAGTTTTGCAGTTCTAATGCCATGCCCGGTTGCATTGAGAATGTAGATTGGTCTAATACCAGTCCACCTTCACAGGCAAAGACGTATGGGCTAAGTCCAGATTCGTCTGCCATTTATTATGCCCCCGATGGGAATATGGATGTACCGTAGCGTTGTGACCGTGGTAAATATGTGGAACGTACATAGTCGTAACTGTTTAAGTATAGACTCTGCATTTGCTTAATGCCATCTTCAAACCGTGCAAAGTTAATACCATACTGCTGTGCTTCACCCCGATACTGGTAGCCGTATGCTGTAGCACCATCAACAATAACTTGACGAAACTGTTCAGGAATAAGTGGTACATCTGTTGTAGCACTTAAAGTAGTAGGCTTAATGTAAGCATCATACTTTAATGTATAGGCAGCATCTGGATATGGATACAGTCCATAGTTATTGTTAGGTGTTCTAAACACAAAAATAGGCACACCGCCTACATCACTTGTTGTTTCTTGGTCAATGTATTTGTCTACATATTCTTTATAGTCCAGTACGCGAAGGCTAACACCTGCTACGCCAAGGCTTTCATCTTTTGATATTCTAAATGTTTCATAGTCTGCATTATATATTGTGCTATCAAATGTATAACGAGTAGTACCTGCGACTAATGTATCTGTTTGTTCAGCGTGGCTAAAGCCCCAGCCAAACTCACGTTGAAATATATAATTAATGGCATCGTTTACTGCATTTTTACATTGCGTCTGAAATCCACGTGCGCTACTAAAGTTTGAAGCAGTTAATGATACCTCATTAAACCGCGCAAGAACTTCATTCGTAATGTCAAGGTAAGTGTATGCCATTATAAATCCTCAGAGAGAAATGAGAGAGCAAGTTGCCCTGCTCTCCCATGTACTATTTAGGCAAGTGTGTCACGGTCTACTTCGTCAGCAGACATGTCACCAAGGTCGTCACAATCCATCAGGATAGCAAAGACACGAACTTTACCAGCAGTTGTTGTGCCAGTCATTGCTTGCAGGGTAACATCAAGGTTATCTGCTGTGCCGCCAATTACTACAGGGGCAGTAGTTGCCATTGTAGCATAGTCGCCAACAGATGCACCATCAAAGTCAAACCCATCAACAAAGTTAGCACCACCACCAATACCAAGGTCAAACGCAGTATTAGTAGAAGTACCAGCATGTGCTTCAGTAACTTCCATACCTGCACCAAGAATTACGGTGTTAGCTGGAATGGTCAGTACGGGAATTACATCAGCCGCAGCAAGGGCAGAACCCTTATCTGTTGCAGCTTGTGCAAAATCCAAAGTACCCTGAACCATGTAAGGATTGCGACCACGTTGCGAGTTGCCACGTGCTGCGGTTAAGGTGTTATCACCAAGAGCCATATCTCAATCCCCCCTTATACCAAGTTGTAGATGGCGTTAACAAGACCTTCAGGACGAAGAATCTTGCGACCATACAGGTGCATACCACGAACGATGTCAGCAAAGCTGTCAGGGTCACGGTAGGTTTCGGTCTTGTTAATCTGCTCTGCAGTAGCAACAGCAGAATCATGACCACCAACCATTACGCCGTAGTTAGAAGCGTTAGTACCACCAGTTGTTGATGGACCAGTTCCAATTGAAGGCAGGTTGTTGGAAACGTAAACACGGAAACCATGCAAGTTATTCAGGATAAGACCGTTTTGCAGACCTGAACCACCGAAATCAGCATTCAGAAGACGTGAATCTTCATCCATGAGGATTTCTTTGAATACAGGGTCAATAACCAGCCAGCGGCCTTGGCTATCAACATTCTGTTGGTCTAGCTTACGTGCCATACGAGCAACAACTTGCAGTGCGTTGGCATTACCTGAACCAACAGTTGCAGAAGTTGCACCACCAGCACGTGGCTGAATACCAATTGATGAACCTGCTGAACCACCGAAGTCGTCAGCTTCCAGCTTCATTGAAGACAGGAGTTCATCTGAACCAGCGGTTGACACAGCCTTTGAACCGTTAACAGTTGTGTTAGCGGTATCTGCAACTGCATGAATTGCAGACTGTGTGTACCCTGACAAGTAGCCAAGAACGTCTTGGTCAAACTGGTCAGCAAGGCGATACGCAGCACGGTCACTTGCCAATGACTGGAAGTTAACGTGTGAGTGTGCCTCTTCAATGTCATCAACCTTAAATGCAAAGTAGTTAGCTTTGTCAATGGTCAGGCTAAAGTCTTCATCGTCAAGGTCTTGTGGAGTGACAGTTGTGCCACGAGCATAAGCCTTAACAGTAATTTCGGGTTCTTTGATAATCTTAACGGAATCACCCATGTTTGCAATCTCACCGAAGTAGTCGGAGTTTGTGATTGCTTCGCAAATAGCAGACTTGCGGAAAGCAAGCTGCACCTGTTTGCTGTAGATTACAGGTGAAAAATTACCGTTAGGAAGATTACCATACCCGGCTGCGGTATTAAAAGCCATGATATATTCTCCTAATGTTGGCTGTTTTTCGGTACAGATGCAAACTTACCAGACTATTTAGAGGCTGATTCACTATGGGTGCGTAACATATCTAGTTGGCCTACCAGATATTTAACGGGCCATGCTCTTCAGGTAATCCGTAAGATGGTACTGTTTGCGGTTTTGTGTGAGCAGGTAGCGAACCAACTCACACTAATGTGACTATAGTTATACTTAAAGTAAACTGTTTGTCAACACTTTTTTTATTTATCTGGCAGAACCAGACATATCATAGATAAACTTTCCACTACGGATAGCTTCCATGATTTCATCAGAACGCTTCTCATATTCTTGAGGAGACATCTTTTGAACTTGGGATTCACGTAAATAAGTAGATGCTTCATCTTCTTGTGGCTTACTACGTGTGTTACGTGTTTCAACTGATTTCGCTGCATCTTTGCCGTTAGAGGTTTTCTTTGCAGTAATACCTTTATCAGCTTTGTACAGGTCAATTGCTCGTGCAGCAGACTTTGCGTCATTGTCATTATCATACAATGCGTCCTGTACCCACTTAGGCTGTTCTTCAGCCCACTCGTGAAACTCATCACTGTCACGAATAGTGTCAAAGTCAGGATGTAAACGCATTAGTTCTGCTTCAGCTTTTTCTTTCTTTGCAGACGATTGCATATCATCAATTACTTTCATTCGTTCTTCAAGAGCAGATGATTGCTCTTTAGCTTTCTTGATAGCAATTGTTTCAACTATAGCTGCTACGTCAGGATAATTCTTTGCCCATGCGTCAAGGTCTTCGTCAGACTTAGGCAGTTTAATTTCTTTACGTGTAGCACCTTCTAGTTGTTTTTTGAGTTCGTCAATTTGAGTTTGAAACTCCTGTTCTTTTTCCTGCATGTGTCTGCGCAGGTCACCATAACGCTTTTTAAATGTCTTTTCTTCTGCGTTAGTAGGTTCAGCTTCTTCTGGTGCAGCAGTCTTTTCTTCTGTTTCACCACGTTGTTCTTTGAGCATCTGCTCAAGTTCTTCTTCTTCTATTTTGCGTTTTTCTTCGTTAGTATATTTACGATTTGCAAACGCAACTTTCTTTGGTGGCTGCATTTCTTCAGCCATGATTGTTTCAGACATTATGTCTTCTCCTTGCTGGGGCTAACCGTATGCCGTGTTAGGGGGGTTAGGTAGCCAGTTAATATAAACTATTATTTTAAAAGCAAGTTTACTATGCTTTATTAGTCGTAGCCACCATATCCTCCAGCACCTGTACTAAAGCCAGATGAATCTACGCCAACACCACCGGGAGATACATCATCCCTAGACCTATCTTGTCCTCCTCTTGAACCACCTTCAAATGCAGGAGGTTTAGAATCTTCTGTAGCAATCATTGCTTCTGCTTCTTTAATGGCGTTGTCAATGATAGAACCTTTTGTAAAGCCTGTATCACTGGTATCATCTTTTACGCCAAATGCTAAATCTCTTGCTTTTCCAGTTAGTGATTGCGCACGTTTTACTTTTGAAGCAGTTTCTTGTTCTTTCTCTTCTTTTTCCATAGTTTTATAGGCTAGTTCAGCGTTAATAATATTCTTTGGATTATTTAAAAAGTCTTTTGAATAATTATTCTGAATCCAACCTAGTGTTTTTGACATTGCTGTTCTATCTGTAACATTAGTATTTGCTATATTTTTATTATAAAAATCTGAATCTATTTGAACTTGAGCAGCAATAGTTTCAGCAGGTGCAATACTACCGGGCGGTTTTGGTAGTTGTACATTTGTCATAATAGCAGACATACCAGTAGGTATTTTAGGTGTTAGATTATCTTTAGAAAATAATTGTTTTGCTAATTGTATCCCCCCTGCTATACCACTTGTACCTTTCATTATGTCACCAATACTACCACCTGTAAAAGAAATATCTGCCATATAATTTCCAGATACAGTTCCTTTATTATTTATTGAACCACCAAATGCAATAGTTGCGCCAGAAGGAGTTGTATCACCAGCATCTCTACCACCATCTCTTTGTTGTTCTACAACTTTAGCTGTTTCAACTGTTGTTGGTGTAGTAGTAACTTCTTCGGTTGTGACTTTTTCTGGGTCTACATATTCAAAACCTTCAGGAATAGGGTATAAAGGATTACCACCTACAAATGGTATTTGTCTTACTTCTCCAGTAGTAGCATTTTTATATTCCCGTAATTCATCATAAGCCCCTGTAGGCGTAGAAATAAATCCTTTAAACTCAGGAAGCTGTTGTTGTTGCATTGTCGGTACTACCTGTTGAGTAGCAGGAGTATATTGTGGTGCAATTACTTGTGCGGGAGTAGGTGCTTGGTAGGGTACATACTGAGGTTGGTAATTTTGAAACTGGGAAGGTTGTGTTGCTTGAATGCCAGTAAAACCCTGTGGTTGCACAAAACCACCTACCTGCATTTCCATAGTATCATTATACTCTGGTTCATCTTCCATGTCAAGGTCTTCTAAGTCAAAAGGAATGTCATCAGGCAGTGTAGCTTCTTCGCTGTTGCCCATCTGCCCCATGTCTTCCATCCTCTGTAGACCAGCTTTAGCATGTTGACGCATTTCCATTAACTTTTCTAATCCATAAAAACGTACTACATCAGCAGGAAAAACAAACTCACCTTCACTTAACTGTGCAGGAATATCATCTCTCACTTCTTCTTGTGTAGAGCCAACTGGTACATCATTACCTGATACAGGGTCTGTTGTACCACCTTCCTGCATAAGACCACCGTCTTCAAACATTTCCATTTGTTTTTGCATTTCAGCCATCTACTGCATCCCTTAGTTTTTGTAAGCTACGTAATACTGCAACTGCACCCTGCGCACGATGCATTAGAATTGAATTGTCGCCTTGCTCTAGCGTTCTATGTTGTTGCTCAATCAAACTGTCTAAGTAATTACTGAAGTGGTCCCATTGGCGTTTGTTGCTGACCATTGGCTTCAGTTTGTTGAGGAGTTCCTTGTTGTTGTGCATTTCCACTAAATCCTTGTTCACCCGGTACAGGAGCCTGTCCTACACCTATATTACCACCACCTGCTCCTGTTGGGTCCATTGGGTTAGCACCTGCTGGTGCTTGTTGCCCCTGCTGGTCAAGAGGTTGCTGAAACCCTTTTAACATTTCAGCTTGCAGTGCAGCCTCGCTCATATTGTTGGTAACTTTTTCGGGGTCAAGTCCCATCGACTTTGCAATCTCACGAATGACATATTGAAACTTAGCAAATGGTGCAAGTGCTGGATTACTTGCGATTTGCAAGAACTGCATAAGTCTTTGGCTACGTACTTCATTTGCCATCAGGCTTTCTGTTCCACGTGCTTTAACTTCTAAATCACCCTTAATCTCTGGGTCAAAGTCAAACTGCATGTTAAAGCGAAACAGTCCTTCACCAAGAGGACGTAAAAGGTAGTCATCTACATTCTTGATAACAGTTTTAATAGAACCAGCAGCAGCACCCATAAGCATGGAGATGCCGCTGGCAGTTCTACCTACACCAGTAACGCCTGTCTGTCCATGTGCAAATGATGGAAAGCCAGAACTTTCATCAGCAAGCTGTCTAGCCTTGTCAAACATCATCATGTTCTCACTAGACACGTTAGGATATTTTGTGCCAAAGATAGCCTGTCCCGGTGCGCCACCTTGTCTGCGAAATACCTTACCCGGATACAAAGTTAAGTCCTGTCCCGGAACTAGGTTTGTTTCATCTACCTCAATAAGCAAGTTACCTGACAGTACAGCATTATCAACAGCCATACGCATAAAGCCATTCATCAGTGTTTGTGTATCATCAAGGTTTTCTGCAATACCAATGCCAAAAAATGAATATGGGTTTAGTTCGTATGGCGCGGCAACGTAAGGTATCTTAGCTGGCTTAAATGGATTAAGTACCATACGAATAAGTTTATTGTTACAAATCCATACATTTGCTTGCAACTCATCAAAGTCACGCAGTTCTTTTGGAATCTCAATATTTTGTTCAAGTAACATCTCAACATCAACCATGCCCCAATACTCAAGGACTTCAAAACGGTCAACGCCATGCTCTGGAGCATAATCGGATAGGTCGTCTTCCCAATATTTTTTGGTATAGTTTTCACCATACTGAATTGCTTCATCAATAACTTGTGAACGGAAGTATGGACGCTTCTTTAAATTACGCAGTTGGGAACGTGACATCTTATGTCGTTCAATAACATACTGCGCTTCATCCATGTTATTAGCATCTGGGTCAGGATAAAAGTTCCACACAGATACGTGAGATACTTTAGGAATGGTTTTAAACAGTGGGTCATACTCACCATCATCATTCCAGTTTGCATATTCTTTGTCTTCAGCAAACGGACCTTTCATTACACCTGTGCCAAACAGTGCCATTTCAAATGCACTGCTACGTAGGCTTTTACTTGCACCTGACTCTTCAAGTTGGTCATGAATTTTTTTCTGCATCTTTTTAGCTGCAACCATAGCTGGGCTAAATTCAATAGCAGTAGGTGTTTGTCCCGGACCTTCTTTCAGTTTATCTTGAACAGGGTCAAGTTTTTGCTCAAGTGGTCCAAGTTGTTCTGTTAAAGTTTTTGCAGTAGCACCGGGCGGCAAGTCACGTCCGTCACCACGATATCCATAAGGATTGATTAAGTCAGGTTGCTGTTCGCGTAACTGCTCTGGCTCTTGTGGGTCAAAGTGTACATCAGCAACTACACCTTCTGGTAATTCAGTTGGGTCAATAGAAAGTGGAAAACGATTGTTAGCAAACAATACATCTACAATCTGACCATAAGCAGCAAGTGTTTTTGTTTTAGTAACCTTTACAAATACACGCGATTTCTCTGCTTCTGTAAACTGTACATCTGGACCATATAAGCCACGATAGTTACGATAAGCACGAATCCAACGCTCTTCATCTTGATAACGGTAATCTTCTGCTTTTTGGTAACGCTCTTGGATAAAAGGTATGATGGAAGAAACGCCTACATCTTCCTGTACAGAATCATCTGTATCTTCTAATGCAATTGCATCATCTTCAATCATAATTTCATCATCAGCCATGTTTTATTCCTTAGTATCCAAATGTTGAATCTGCTACTCGCATCCCACCGCCGGGTCTTCCCATAGGGTCATAATCAAATATGCTAAACCTTGGTCTTGACATTATACCATATCTTAACGCATCATACAAGTGGTCTTCCGAATGCGTGTCAATATCCTCTGGATTCCTTTTGTCAATGGGCAAGGACGGTAACTGTGCGACAATGTTCGTGCAATTATTAAAGAAGACAAGTCTTGGTTCCTCTGTGTATTCATCTACCTGTAGTCTACGGTGTATTTCGTTTTTACCAGCTACGCGACTACCTTTACTTCTATCTGAAGGTCTCCAACGACATCCTCTTTGAATCATTTGTTCAGCAAGGCTAGGACCAGTATCCCCACGCTTATGCCAAAGAGAAGAATCAAGAACCCCGTACTTGATGTTTCCATCCCCTGCCTCCAAATCTAGTATCATTTCAGCCAAGTCTGTCGCAAGTATCTTTGATGCGTAAAGTTCTCTGTAGACGATAAGTTGTTCTGAAGGTGCGACTGCAAACCAAAGTACACCAGAAAAAGACCCGTAGCCATAGTCACAAGCCCTAAACTTAACCCAGTTACTAGGGATGTGAAAAGGTTCAATAACATGAATATCACGATTAAACTCAGTAAAGGCTGCTCCTTCTTTAATGTCCCAATCTCCTTCCAGAAGTTGCCTACGCTGTTGCTCTGGTAGGGAAAGAAGCATGGCTTCGTAATCACCGCCCGAAGAGAGGTATGGGTTATCAGATAGTCTTGCAGGGATAAAGCGTCTTTTGAATAAAGACTTTCCAGCCTTCTCATGTCCAGCTGGGTATCGTAACACCTCTCCTGTTTCAATGTCTGTCGCATCGAATGCCTTTCCATAGGGGGCAGGGTCAATGAACATTTTCTTGACCCAATGATGTCCCCGTCCACCGGGGTTAGTTGTTGCCCTCATAAAGATTGGCAAGTCTGGTGCAGTGGACCTTAGACGAGAACGCATGTAGTTCCATGCGTATGGTGTGGACCACTGTGTTAATTCGTCAAACCCTATCCAGCTAAATGCCAGACCCTGATAACGCAAGACATCTTCATCTCTATCTAGATAAGACATCCACAACCTTGCGCCAGATGGTGCAGTCCACTGCATCTTTCGTTCTGACCATTTAATACCGGGCCAGATTTTTGGGTACAACTCCTGCGATTTAAATATAAGTTCTCGCAGTTCTTCAGTTGTATGTCGTAACATCAATCCACTAAACTGTGGATGCCCCATGTATCGTAGTGGGTCAGCAAGCATGGCGTATGACTTACCGCCCCCTGCTGAACCACCGTATAATACTTCACGGTCACTTGCTGCCAAAAAGTCCGTCTGTGGTCCGGGGTTAGGCTTGAAGAGTATGTTTGCTGTCTCTTCAATACTAGCTGTTTCATACTGAGTTTCATGTGAAACAGGTACAGTTTCTTTTATTTCAACCGTTGGCTTTTGCGCCTGTTCGGGTTTCTTCGATTTCTTGCGCTTTGGCGATTGCCGTTTGCGCATAGTCTGCCCACTTGCGGAGACTTGCAGCTTGGTTCTTACGCTGTCGCTCATTATCTAACCGTTTCCTCAAACCCACATGTGAAATATATCTGCCACTGTTCTTGCTTAACCAGTTAGCTACTTCACGATATGAATACTGCCTTACATGTTGTCTTGCTTTTTCTAGCAAATCTAGTTCAGTCTTGATGGGGTCAAGTATGTCGGGGTCATCATCGTTCAGTTTATAACCAAATGGTACAGTCCGTGCTATGCGTGGTATCTGTACCCATTCGTTTTCTTCTTTAATGTCTGTTGGCTGTGGAAGTTTCCACTTGCCTATACTACGTGTCATTTTCTTTTACGATTGTCTATTGTAGATAGTACCATGCCGCCCTTACGATAATCCTTACTACCGAATCGTTTTAACGCTTCTTTATTACCGCTTGCAGCATCTGTAATTATTTTGTGATTTTCTTCTAACATGTTATCTACATAATCATCTAAATCTTCTGCAAAATAATCTTTGCGAAATTTTTTTCCTTGTTTTTCAAATTTTGCTTCAGCCTCATCAAAGTATTTATTTTCAAGAACACGTTTCTTTTCACGTGCTTTTTCTATTAAACGTGTATTTGCTCTAAGTTCATCAGATTCTTTAATCTGAGGTTTTTCTGCATACAATCTTTTTACGTCTTTGTCATTAGGGTTATTTTGACGAAAAGTTTTTACACTTTGTCCAGCATCTTTAGCTTTACCTCTAATGAGAGATTGAATTGTTTCAAGAACATTACCTATTGCTTTTGATTTACTCATTAGTCATCATCCTCTTCTGACGTTGCTTTAGGTGGCATAAGCATAACGCCGCCACTTGCTTTGACTTCCATTTTCTCTGTTTTTACCAAACCTACACGGTCAAGCAATTCTTTGGCGGCAGACATCTTATCACGAATACCAAGTTCAGTTGGGTCGTACAGCGCACCTGTCATAGCAAGTGCAGCCTTTGGTGCATTACGTGCCATATACATTTGTGTGGCTTCAAGAATCTCTTCTTTTAAACCTTTTACAATAGATGTAGTAGGCGTACCGTCAGAATAGCCAGCAAGTTTTTTAGCGGCAACCATGTCACCACCTGCCTCGTCAAACAGTACGTCTAAAAACTTCTGCTGTTTTTCATTTAATTCTCTAGCCATATTACATTTGTCCTGAATACATTGCGTGGGCTAATTTTGTACTACGTGATTTTACCTGATTTGCCCATCTACTGTCAAGCATTTCTTTTGATGCAGTAGTAAAATCTTCGTCATGGATAGCAGCCCACATCTTTTTAAACTTACATAAACGTGGCACACCCATATTAAATGCCATGTCCATAAGTACAAGTTGACGTACAGCGTCTAATCCTGCGATGCAAGGATGGGCATCCAGCAGTTCTTTTTCGACAATCTGTACGTCATTCTCCGCTAGAAGTATGGCATCTGCTTCTGTAATGCCAAATGAATACACGTGGTCAATGCTGGCAATGCCCATGTCTTCTAGTTCTTCGTCACTGATGCCACGGTCTTCTAGGTTTCTACCAATTCCAATAGTGTCAATGCCCAAGCTATCTTTATAAACTTGCAGCACTAAGCCTTCATGTTCAATTAATTTTTGTATAAATATGCTTTTATCGTATTTCATCTGTTAAGTCTTCTTATGCTCGTTTCCCATCCAAATTCCGAATGCACCTGTCATAGCACCCATCACAACGCTTACAAAAGCTGACTGTGGTGCTGTCGGGTCTTCCAAGTTCATAAACCACTCCGCACAACGCCAACTCATTAGAGTTATCACTAGCATCATTACACGTGGAATAATTTTCCATTCTAGTATTTGTTTGGAACTCACTTGGATAAGCCTTTTGATTTTTCATAAGTGCGTAATGTTCCTAATCCAAGTAGTCCACCAAGAACCGTAAGAAGTGTTGACATATCAAACTCTGGAAGTTCTGGAACATCTAGGCCAGCAACACTAACACCGAAGATAATCAGCGGCTGTAAAATAAAGTGATATGCAAACGCTATACCGCATACCCATCCAATGAAGGGTCTCCATCCACCTTTAAAGATAGAGCCTGAAGCAGCTTCCATCTTATTCACTTCTATCTGCGCCAGTGCAATACTGTTAGCTTGCTTGTCAGCCATTGTAGCTAACTCATGTGCAAGCATTGCCTTCTGGTCTTTGTCTTCAATAAACTTATCAAGTAGACCTGTTACTGGTCCTATGAGCGATTGTAGCATATCTCTGTCCTATCTCGTATTGCAATATCTCAACACGTGTCTCCAGTTCTGGAAACTCTTCGCGCAATAACTTTATATTAAGTTCCTCTGCGAAACTGTGCAGTCTTCTTTGCAATGCGCTTCGGTTGTCGTACAAATTGTTGTCCTGCACGTGTACCTTCTCTCTTCGCCTTAGTTGTAGCAGAATACTCTGCGCTTGTCAAGGACTTTATTGCTTTTTCAGGTAAATACCTTTCACCTGTTTGTCCAGAGGGCTTGCCACTCTTGGTGCGCCACTTCTGTTTTGTCCATGCTACTAGGCTTTTTTGTGGTGCTTTCATTAAAGCATTCCCCTACGTTTAAGTCCGAAGTATATTACAATAGCAAGAACACTGAGACCTACAATACATGCCAGAGATAATACAAGTGTTTCTAATATTTGCTGTTTACGTTTACGTGCAGCTTCTTCTGCTTCTAGTCTAGCCTTACGTGCTTCTGCTTGAAACTTCTGCCAGTCGTTCCATAAACCCGGTCTACCGCAAAGTATCATAATTTGTTTTAGTTCTTCTTCTTTTTCTTTGATGGCTTCCAGAGCCATAAACTCTTCAAAGTCGTTGCCCCTATAAAATGGGCTATTCTTTTTATTTGTTACTTTTCTTTGTAAATCTTCTTTGCCATCTACAAACTTAGCAATCTGACTACCAACACTTGCAATGTCACGTCCGTTGGCTACTGCTTGTTTAATTACTCCGAAGGCTGCGTTAGCAGCGGCTAATTCTGCTAACATTTAATACACCTCGACTGTGCCTTTCTTTAGATACTTAGGGACACAATATGCGGTAACACGGTCTCGTTCATCCACCCAATCACGATAGGTGTAGCTTCCATAACGTCTTGACACTTCACGGGCATAGAAGTTGCAGTCCGTAATACTGCGGAAATACATGTCTCCACTAGCAAGGTAGCGGCTCTCTCCAGTTCCGATGTATACAAGTAAGATGAAGACATGCACCATTCCATTATGACTTATAGCCTCCACCTGCTGCCTTGTATTCCCGTGCTAACATCTGTGCCTTACGTGCTGACCACTGTCCGGGTTTACCACCCTTGCTGCCAGCTTTAATCTTTTCAAATAATCTTTTTCTCATGGTTGGCTTAGTGTAGTTGCCAGCTTCATTAACTCTACTTTTGCTCTGCGCTTTAGGCTTCGCCGATTTGCCAGCTTTTCCAACTGACCCACCCGGCGCGAACTTCTGTCCTTTCGCCACTCCTTTAACTGTTCCTTTGTTGGCTGCTGCGTAGAAGACTTGCTCACCCTTCTTCTCCCCATATTGCTTTTTCATTGCGGCTTTTATTTCAGAACCTTTTTTTGTGAGGGGCATCTCTCCTATCTCCTTAGTGAGTTACGGGGTCAAAGATTTCTTCAACGCTAATAATGGCACTAATAACATTAGCCGCACCAGCTGTAATATGAAATCTGTCATCTTCATTTAATACCATGTATCCATCAGAAAACTGCAAATAGTTCTTTGATGAGATAGATGTACCAAACACAGTGTAGTATACAGCTTCATCAGAATGATACCACTCAATGGTAACGTCACGGTTAGCGGTATCAGTGTTAGATAAAAATAAAAGGGTGACAAGTGTAGTATGATTCTTTGGACAAGTGTAAATAAGTTCACGTGAAGTTGTAGTACACTTATGTCCTACACTTCTTACGCGACCATTTTTATTTGACAAGAATGTTGACATTAATCTCTACTGTCCCAATAGTCTACACCATAGTCGTGTAGTATTTCTTCGCCTTGCTTTATTTCTTCCACGGCATAGAAGCGTACAAAGCGGTTATCTTCTTCGTGAATTTCCCACTCAGCATTTGGACTTTCGCTGTGATTGTACACCATAGCGTAACCAAGTGGGACCAAATATTCTTTAACATCGTCATTAGGTGATTGAAACATATAGTCATGTAAGACACTAACTTCTCCCACGTCATCATCATCTGTGACGAGATAAGGGCATAACTCAATCGTATCTCCGACTGAATAGCCCTTATCTGCGAACACACCATGTCCATGTATTGACGAATCAGCGACATATGGCATTACTTCTTTTTCTTTGCCATTCCACCGCGCATCATCTTTTTCTTAGCCATTTTAACCATGCCGCCGCCACGCATCTTCTTCTTTGCCACGCCGCCTCGCATCATTTTCTTTTTAGCCATGCCGCCTTTAGCTGCAGTCATTGTTTTCTTTTTAGCAGCTTTTTTCTGGACAAAATAATCACGCATTATATCGTCAATCTCTGAATCGTTATATCCTTGACCTTTATATTTACGGCGTACAGCATCCATTTCTTCTTTCATTCGGCGATTGATTTCATCAATACTCATATTTTTTTCTTTAGCCATGTCGGAGTCTCCTTCTATCTATAACTAGGCTTTGATAAACTTCGTCAGGAAAGTGCGCATAGTATCCTGACTTCTCTAAACTTACAGAAGCATCATCAAGTAATGACAACCTCTGCACAAAGACCATGCAATATTCTAACTCTTCGTCAGTTACATCGTCATCTAAAAAATCCAGACCAGCTTCTGTTGCGTCATAGTCTGGATGAAACACCATCAAGTGCATATCAATGCCAGCAATAGATAATGCCTCGTTTATGCCATCACAGAAACCGTCTAAATATTCCATGTCTGGCAATTCTTCTGAAGCCCACACAACTATATCATAATCGTGGGACTCAAATTTCTGCACACACTCAGCTAGTCCATCTAGCCCCGTGTTAATGCTAAACTTAACTTGGTTCTCTAGCCATGCCTGTTTTGCGTATGGACATGGCGGTAGTCCATTTAACTTTGCATTTGGTATTTCAAGAAACTCGTGAGACCATTTGCGTATGTCCTGCTCTACAGGATGCAACTATTTACCTGTAATCTTTTTATATGCTTCAGGACTAGCCTTTTTCAATGCCTTCAGTCCGGGATTTTCCATAACGCTACCGCCAGCAACATACATGTGTTTCTTTCCACTTGCCATACCGCCGTATGCCATTCCAGCTTTTTCATCTTTTCTTTTTTTCTTTGGCTCTGCTGGTTTTTTCTTAGGCGGCTTTACACCTACAGAAATTAATACAGATGGACCAGTAAGTTCTTTGTTCATAGGATGTCGTGGGTCATGTTTGTGATAATAACCTTTGTCCTCGTAGTACGCATCCATTTCTTTCTTTGTCATTTTGTCAGCCATAGTTGTATGTTCCCTCTACCATTTGACTTTGTGTGACCAGTATTTAGCACTTAACTTACTAGTCGGTTTACCTTGTGCATTATGTCTAGCATAATATGATTTCTTACGTGCTTTGTCTTTTGCTGTTGTAGGATTCTTGCCAGCACCTTTAACGCCCTGCTGTCCAAAGCGGATGAACTTGTACGTGTCACCTTCCTTTGCCATAACACAGTGTGACTTAGTAGGATGCTTGGGTGTACGCTTTGGCTTATTAACGCCAGCTAACCCTTCCTCTTTCATCTTACTTTTTACACGTTCCGGCATACTCATGTGCTTTGTCCTTTGTTTGGAATACAACCACGTTTAACAAGAACAGGCTCACCAGCTATGTTAGCAGCTGACTGAGCCATCTCTAATGTACGATTAAGGCACTGGGCCTGTGTAGCATATGGACCTCTGCTATCAGCAAAGGTGATACAGCTATCTGGCACAGAGGCAAGGCAAGCAATAATAATGGCAGTAAACATTAATTTGTTCCATCTGTCCAGCCCTCTGCTCTCATTGCCTCTTCTACATGCTTCAGCGTAAACTTACGTCCGTACCTTGCTTCACAAGCAGCACGGACATAGTACACATCACTGTGGGGGATATGCAAACGGTCAAGTGAGTTGTTACGTATAGCATCATAGAATGATTCTATTACATTATCTGTGTATAGTTTTACGGATTTCTTTGCCAATGTCAAGAACTTTCTTATTGTTTAGCACAAATAATATCTATACATGTCTATTACTGCTATAGACCGTCACTTATAGTGTCTACAGTTAAAGTGTTATCTAAGTGTTTTTATACTTAAGTATTAATATAGATAAGTTATAAAGCAGTTAAGTGTAGACAATTTAAGTGTAGTCTTAGTTTATGTGTATAATTATACCACACTGTCAACCCCCTGTCAATACAAATAATATGTAAGTGCGACAATATGTATCAGTTAATGTGTAATCTCAGATAATATGCCTAAAAAATAAGCAGATATTGCACAACTATTGAGCATAGCACTATCAGTTGCTACTGTGGTTAACAGTGAAAAATCCTAATCTGTGTATTTCTGTGTACATACTACGCTACCTACGGGGGGTGGCTCCTGCCCGACCCACTGACTGCGTGTGTATGTGGGCGCATTATGCAGTGTCATAGCGTATAGTCAGAGCCATATCTTGTGTTTCAATCCATCTTTAGACCATAGGTCTAGTTATTCATGGGAAATTTTCAGTTGATAAACAACTGATATGGTATCAGTCGCCATGTCAAAGACATGAT